GCGCTCTCTACAACTGCTCCGGGCCAATCGGGCAGAGGTCAAATCCAATTTCGTTCACGTGCTAGCGTCGTCAACGTTCTGAAGTCATCAATAATGTCTCGCCAGGACGTGGACTCCAGCGGATATTGCGACACCTGTTGATATCGCATCGGGATCCGGGAGACCACACGATAGATGGACACGTATGAATTGATGTCCCTCAATATGTTGCGCATTGCCTCTTTGGATTGCAGTGCTAGACTGACAACCCAGTGGCGTTGAACAGGAGTATTGGCGTCAATGGTGAACAAGGAGGGCACGGAGCTGTCCAAATTCTGGGCCAATCTGTACAATGCAGCAAGATTAGAGTGAGGCTCACTATCCAAATGGTAGTCAGTGTTTCTCTGACCACCCAGTTGGTGATATTGCCTGTAGACATCAGAAGCGAATTTCTTGGCGTTAGAAAAGTCAAGTTGTGGGATTGAATTCAATCCCGCCGTGAGGAGGGGGTTTCGATTTCGGAAACCGGCAGTGTCTGTCACGGCGGGTATATGAATCAAACTCTGTCCCAACTGTTGATATTGAAACGCTTTCGGAACTTCTTTCACTGTGTCGTCTGAGTCCCAATTTGGTGGGATCGGGGCGGGATCATTGTTGGTGATTCCCCAGGGTAGTCCAGGACGCCAAGAACTTTGAGGACCATCAAGATCCTGGCTGTCCTAGCGCCCTTTGTCAGTTTTGTCGGACTCGCCGACAGGCGTCCGACTCAGCTGACTCTCGGTCTTGTCCACAGACTCCTTCTGGCCTTCACTAGGTTTGGCCAGTTTGTAAGACTCTGAGGATTGACCGGGGACATACTCCACGCAAGCGAGGCCTTCGAAACGCACTGTGCTGTTGGCCGCCAAGCCTTCGTACTGCACGACTACAGGGTCCCAGTTGCGGTCCATTCCAAGGAAACCAGCAGCATTTGGGGCTGTAGAGGGTGTGCAGACGTTCGAAGCCCATGCAGGTGTTGAGGTCTGTGTGGAATCGACGAAGAAGGTTTTGGTGGCTGGCACAGTTGTGTGGGTAAGCGCTGGCCTGCGCTTTGCTCGAACGAGTAACGGCACGTCGACACGTTGAACGAGCGTGCCTTGGGTCAGGGCTGCGATGGGAGCCGGGATGTCAACCTCAGTCATGTAGGCATCGTTTGCCGACATGACCACACTATTTGCGCACTCAACTTGCAGTCCATTCAATCGGCGCCCGACCTCAGACTTGGCCGTGTCACGATAGACGGTGACGGTGCCTGAGGCTGAGATGGGAGTGCCGGTGTATGTGGCGCGCATCGCGAGTGAAACCATGCGGAAGGACGCGGCCTGGTAAGGCACGTTTGCTTCCACAATACCAGACCCTGTTTGGGCTTGGAAGTTGGCGTACTCGCGAGGAGTGTTCATGGACACCCAGAAGCCGTTTGATGCGTACGTGGAGATGGTGGGAATGGCGATCCCCGTGGATAATGAGAAGCCGGTTGTTGCACCAGATGCTTTGAAAAGCATGTAGTGAGGCAATCCGGGGAACAACACCACGGAGAAGGCGCCAGAAGCACCAACAGTGACGGTGCACGACATGCGGTGATCTATGACGATCTTCGGCAAGTAGTTTCCGTCAGGAATTCCTTGGCTAGATGGAGCATTGAAGGGGTCCAGCCGGCACATCAAATAGTCATTCTTCCGAGGGTCCATGCGCAAATTGCGTATGGATGACATCAGGTTCTCTTCGACCTGACCGAAGGTCCGGGATAGATTAGATACTTTGGGTTGGTCTGCCCTGCGCATTGCGCGGACGGCTCTGCGTCGTCGGCGTTTTGCGCTGCTGACCGGTTGTGGGTTTCGTTTGACTGCGCCAGGGCGCGGTTTGGCTTTGTTTTGCATTCGGATGATTTTCGAATGCCCGCACAACCGGGGCGGGCGTTGGTGTAGGTCCCAACCTAACGCAACGGTCCAGTTCAACGTCACACTCGACAGGAGTTTCTCCGGGGATGAACATGCCCAAATCGAGATGACGCACCAACACGGCGCTATTCAATGCCTTGCATTTCTCTGACAGTAGATGGCACGAGATGCCTAACTGTTCCGCAACAATGCCAATCGCCAATGGGTCATGCGGACCGTCTTGGGGAAATGGGTTGTCGTACTGACAAAACCAGCTCTCTTCTTTTGCGAGGAGGAAGTTGTCAATTGTGTCCGACCCATAAACCCTGAGTATGGCGCGAGCCCATTCAGCAATGAGTGGCGTGTAGGCATCAGTCACCAAATAACTCTGGGCTCGTCTGACCAAAATGTCTCTATCAGGCAGTGTAGAGGGTTGCACTGTAAGATGCAGTGCTCCCACGCGCCGCTTGACATCACATATTGATGAGGACGTGGTCCAGATGTCAACGAATATTCGGCCTAAGAACGTCACTGGCTGATTCATGAGGACAACTTCTGCTTTAAGCTTGAGTCCTAATTTGTCAGCCACCCGGGTGTAGATCTCAGGGGAGATGTCGGGTGTGAGGCCGTCATCTCCGCCGTACAAACCCAGTTTGTTCCAGGCGAATTGTTCGCTGTTGTTATGATGAAGTGCGAGAAATGCAACGAAAGCGTTGCAAATGGTGTTGAAATCACTGGTCTCTGCGCTCCCGGACAGTCTGCTATATCCGGTGTTATAGCGTACGCCGTGCGCAGTTGTTGCCATGAGATTGAATTGCTTGGAGTGGAGTTTGACCACTTCAGCATGATATTGGGGGGAGAAATAGCGCCTGAGTGCCATCTCCTCCAATTCACACAGGAATTTGCCATGAGTGCCATCAAACCGACTGAAATCGGTAGGCACCACCATCGAACACCCAGCTGCAATGTCGCGCAAGCGTGACACGAACTCGCGAGGGTGTTTTCCAAAAGCATACCAACGAAATTGTTTGAAGTGTTGTTTGATGGAGT